GCGCCCCGGGCGTGCTGGGGTGCGCGTACAGTAGCGCCCCGGCCGTCCACGTCCACCCAGTCTTCGTGAACACCCCTTCGGTCTGCGCGTAGGCGTCCGTGCCGGCCCCTGCGGCCGCCTGCACCAGGCCCACCAGCGGCCGGTTGGCGTTCGTGGCCTTGGCGAGTTGCCCGCTGGCGTTGCGGTACACCAGGTCCCCGACCGCCAGCGCCTCCGCGGCCAGGGCCTTGTGCGTGCGGCCGGCCTCGATGCGGTCGAAGTTCCCGTCGTAGAGCGCCCACTTATTCTGGACGCCGGCCGCCCCGGCTTTCTGCAGGTTGTAGTGCTCGGTCGCTCCCGGCATCCCGCTCCCTCCCGGCGCGCCCTACGGCGCCACCTCAACCTCCAGCGCCTGCGCGCGGCTCTCCTTGCCGCTGCTGCGGCGCGTCACGACCTCAAACCTGATGAACCGATGGTATGTGCTGCCGTTGTCCGCCAGGTTGTCCGAAGCCGCGTAGGTGTAGTCCTCAGTCGTCCGACTCACGGTACGCCGCAGCCCGTAGGTGCCCCCGACCGTGGCCTTGGTGTACACCCTCACCAGGTAGTCCAGCCACTGCGGCTCCTTGCCCGCCACCTCGGCCCCGTACACCAGGTCCGCATCCTCGGGGTTGTCACGGCGCGCGTACCGCCAGGCCACGGTCACGTCCACCTGCCCAGGCCCGATGACCCGCCGGCTTCCCTGCAGCACGCCGTCCTCCCGCACCTGCAGGCCGTGCACGGGGGCCGGCTCCAGTGCGATCCCTCGGACGGTGAAGGCGTGGACCGGCAGGCCGGCCAGGTCCTGCTCCTGGCCGTGGCTGTTGATGCCGGCGAACTTGAAGTAGAGCGTGCGGCCCACGTAGGCCGGGGGCGGGTCATACGTGGCGCCCCCGGTGAACACGCCGACGAACCCGAACGGGTACCCCACGCTGATGACGTTCTGTCCGCGGTCAAACGGGCCGCGAAACAGCCCCCGCAGCGCGTAGCGCCCCGCCCCCAGCATGTCCGCCTGCCGGTACGCCAGAGGCTCCGTGCCCACCACCGCCAGCGTCCGCAGCGCCAGGGCATCATCACGGGACACGCTGGACAGCGTGCCGCCGCTGGCGGTCAGGTCCACGTCCAGCCGCGCCAGATCATCATAGGCGGGTCCTTCCCCCAGGCCGCTCTCCGTGTAGCCTACCGGCGCGCCGCCCAGCACCACCGCCACCCGCTGGTCCACCGCGTCTGCCGCCAGGCCCATGTACACCGACGCCCCGCGCCACTCCGGGTCCGCGCCGCCTACCAGGAACGCCAAGCGCACCACGCCCTCGTTGGCTACCTCGGCCGGCAGTTCCCAGATCACGCCAGCCGTCGGCCCGGGGTCCTTGCCTGGAGGTGGCGGTGGATCACCCGGATTGTCAGGCTGCACCGGGTAGGCGGACAGGAGCAGGGACGCGGTGGGTTCCTCAAGCAACTGCGCCCGGTAGGTGCCCCGGCGTTCATCCTCACTCACGGCCACGACCCGGAAGCGGTGCTGCGCGAGGCCGTGCTTCTTGCTGGTCAGGGTCACCACGTCCCCGGGTGCTAGGCCCATGTCCTTCGGCCCCAAGGCCACGGTGACGGTGACGCCGGGGGAGGCCCGCTGGTAGAGCATAGAGGCCGCGATCTTCTTGGCCGGCTCGCTGGCGCAGTAGAACGGCATGGACACGCGGGCGATGCGCTCACGCCGCAGCCGCTCGAAGTCATCCCCCACGTACACCTGGGCCGTGTTATACCGCCGGTCGCGCTCCGGGTAATCCACTACGACGCGGTTCGCCGTGTCCCGCTCGCCCGGCATCTCAAAGGTCGGCTCCCCGTCCCGCAGGGCGTCGTCCACCACCAAGTCCCGCGTCGCCGGCTCGTTCCGCCGCGCGCCGAACTTCAGCGTCCCCTGGTACCAGGCCAGCCAGCCGCCGTAGTGGGCCAGGATGGTCTCAATGGCCCGCAGGAGGTCCGTCTCGGACTCGATCAGGACCGATCCGCGGAAGTTCTGCTGATCGCAAAAATCCCACGTGCTTTGGTAGGTAATGGTGTCAATGAGGGCAGGGTCCAGGCCCAAGCCGAACCGGGGATTCGTTAGCAGTTCCCGGATGGCCTCAGGGAGCACGATGTCACAGGGAATCGGCGCGCTCATGGTATTAGTCCGGCCAGTACCCGCTGCTCAACTTCGCGCACACTTCATACGTGAGTTGGGGCTTGGTCTTGGTCATGCCCATGTTGAACTCGTGGATGTAGACCTTGCACAGCAGCGGGTAGCCCAGGGCCTCCTGTGCGGAGGTCACAGTGGACGTCCGGTACAGGAACACCACTTCATAGGACGGCTCACTGCCTGAGATCAATGGCCCTACGGTGAACACGCCGGTGGTGTAGTTGACACGGTACTCATTGTTGCCCGGTGTGCCGGAGACACGGGTGAGCCTGACCTGGATGGGGTGCTCACCGCCCTCCACGGTGTACCATGCCGTATCAGAGCCGGGGATGATGGGCCTGTGCCGTGCGGTGTACGTGCCTCCGGTGTTTGGGAGGATGGTCGCCTCTTGATGCCGTCGCGTCGTGTTGCTGCCGAGCCCCCCTGACTGATAGGAGGCCATGCGCGGGTCGGGCGCCTCGAAGTCGCTCCCGGGGTAGAAGGTGAAGTCGATACCGGACGCCTGGCCCGGCCCGGGGTCCGCCGCGTCCCACAGCACATCATCCCCGTTCCAAATCCGCAGCAGGGTCATGCTGGGCATCCCCTCGCAGAGGATGTCCAGCCAACTGCGCGTGTAGGTCCGCTCCTGCCCGCCGCCCTTCTTGGCGCCGCCCCCGCCGCCTTTCTTGCCGCCGGCGTGCTCGCGGATGGGGCCGGCCCACACCGTGTAGCCCCGCAGCCGGCGCTGGCCGATGAGGATGGGAATGGGCGTGCCGGGGGCGGGGCCGGCGATCTTGATGCTGGCTAGGTCCTCCGGCTTGGTGCCCCCCGCCGGCGGAAACAGCAGGCCCCCCAGCAGGCTACCGGCGAGGTAGCCGGGCCAGCCGCCCAGCAGGCCGCCGGCGACGGCAAGCGCGGGTCGCGCCAGTTCGGCCATCCCCACCCCCATGCATATGGAACAGGCCGGCCACCGTCACGGCGACCGGCCCCGTCCCGTCTCGTCGAGTCAGGGGCCTACCCTACTCCACCCGATAGGACACCGAGCCCAGCATCTCCCTCACCCCCCGCCCACCGCCAGCCGCTCTCCAGTGTAGCCGCCAGCAGGCTGCTGCGCAGTGGCCAGGCTTGCACCCCGGCACCACGCACAGCGTGCACCAGCAGACCGTCCCCGATGTAGATGCCGGCGTGCCCCGCGCTGGGCCACCGGCGGCCCCGGAACACCAGGATGTCTCCCGGCTGCCATGGCCGTAGCGCGCGCCGGCAGTATGCTGCGATAAGCCGTAGGTAGCGCTCGCTACCGTCATGCAGGTGCCAGTTGGGCGGCGGCGGCTCATACCGCGGCGCCTCCCGGAGCACCCCGGCCTCCAGGTAGACCGCGATGAGCAGGTTCCCGCAGTCCACGCCGCCCTGGGGACCCTTCAGGCGCGCGCCGTGGTGGAACGGCGTGCCCAGCCAGGACTGGGCCGCGGCCACGACGCGCTCCTGCTGTTCCGGCGTCAGGCCCATGGCGTCAGCCCACGAGTTCCTCCATCTCAGGCATATAGGGGAACCCGCGGAATCGCTGCCGCCAGTCCGCTGGCGTACCCCGCAGGTTCCCGAACTTGTCCCGGCAGTCCTCGATGTTCTTATGGCACCCCGGCCACAGTGTGATGGCGCTGCCGACGTTGGGGACCTCAGGGAGCGGGTAGAAGAAGTACAGGGTGCTACCCTCGTGTCGCCCGATGGTCTGCTTCAGGCCCAAGAGATTGCCGCTGGTGAACTCAATCTGGCCCAGGTCAAAGTAGCCGTCCACATATGCCGACAGCACCGGCGGTGCCGGCGGCGTCAGCGCCCCGTAGGTCACCGTGTCCGTCGTGGCGGCCTGGACCGTCGAGGTGACCTCAAAGGACGCCTTGATCACCCCGCAGATGCTGTCGTAGATGGCGTTGTTGCACTCCCTCTGGAACACATAACGCGGGACCGCTGCGGCGAGCCTGGAGAGCAGGCTCTCCAACAAGAACTCCACGGTGGTCATGGTCACCCGCGCGCCCTGGATGTACCAGATGGTGTCCAGGACCGAGGCCGCGGACCGGTAGTCATAGATGTACACCCGCACCTCGGCGCCGTGGAACTTGCGCACCTTCGCCCAGTGCCCGATGGGCCGGGTCACGCCATTGATGGTCAGGTCGGCGTTCCGCACCGTGACGGAGAGCGTGTCAATCTGCAGGTCCATCCCCGCCCGCATCTCCGTCCGATCCACGCCGAACCCTCCGCGCCAGGTTTGCAGGCCGGCACCGTCCCCTACATCATGCTGGATGTCCGCGTTGGTATCAGCGAACCGCAGCACGGTGCCGTCCGTAAGCGTGACCCTCCACAGTTCATGGAACTGGCGCTGCCCCGCGCCCGCCTGCAGCAGCCCCAGGTTCTTAGGCATTAGGGCACCACCCCCCACGCCGCGGCCCGGCGCTGCGCCAGCCGAGCGTAGCGCTGCTGCTCGGCGCGGAACCGCGCGGAGAGGCTGTCCGGGTGCTGGCGGTAGGTGTAGAGCACGCGCTCAACCTTCCGCACCTCACCGACGCCCGCCATACGCAGGGCCAAGTCATAGTCCCCCGCCACGGGGAACGTCGGGTCCACTCCGCCGGCGGCCTCCAGCGCGGCGCGGCGCATCACGCGGAAGCCGAACGTGATGAACCACTGGGCCAGGAGCGCCCGGGAGAACGGCGGCTCACAACTGCGTCCTGAGCGGCGCTGACCGCCGCGCGTCTCATCGAGGACCTCGTACCGACTGTAGACGTAGGCTAGGTCAGGGTCACTCTCCAGCGCCTCCAGCGCCACTTCCAGCGCC